CTTTAATAAATATCTTGGTGTTCAGTTACAATGGGAAGAGGAGGGTGTGAATGAAATAGGGTTTGACATTAAAGAAAATTCAGAGTATAAAGGTATCCTAGTTAATTGTAGTTCTGAGTTTTATCGACCAACAGAAGTTGATCTGTTGCTAGGTGACCCTACTAAGGCAGAACAAGAACTAGGATGGGAAAGACAGTATTCTTTCTATGATTTAATTGACGAGATGTTTGAGTATCAACTTGAAAAGGAAAAGTTATTGTGACTGCTGATCAAAAAGTTCTACGCGCTTTGCAGAAACGTATGCGCGTTACTCGTAAGACTGCCATACAACGTGGTTGGGCAGAGAACCTGACTGCCTCTATCGCATCCCTTCGTAAGCGGGGCTATGCTATTGATACAGTCACAGCCAAAGATTATACTGGGGAAGACTATACTCGTTATCGTTTGAATGAAGTTTAAGTAGAGGTGGACAGAATGAATAATAAAAAAATAGACACACTGGTAGAAGATATATATTCACTCTTCACTTCGGAAGAAGAAGTAGATATATCGCCAGATGATTTGGATATCCTCTCACAAGAGATTATTCAGTCTGTTTCCTCTGCTCTTAAAGAAAACCATAAGAGAAAGAAAACATTAAGGCTGTCTCTTATTGGTCATCCTGATAGAAAGATTTGGTACAATTTAAATAAAGAAGGAGAGGGTACAGAAGAAGGCTTGAAAGGAAACGACTACATAAAATTCTTATATGGTCATATTCTTGAAAGCCTTCTGGTATTCTTATGTAAATCAGCAGGACATACTGTAACAGATCAACAAAAAGAATTAAAGATAGCTGGTATAGTAGGACACCAAGATGCAAAGGTAGATAATGTTCTAGTAGATTTTAAGAGTGCATCTAGTTTTTCCTTTAAGAAGTTTAAAGAAGGCGCTATATTTACCGACGACCCTTTTGGTTACATAGCACAGCTATCTGCTTATGCCCATGCTAATGATGTAAAAGAGGCAGGGTTTATAGTGATAGATAAATCCAGTGGAGAAATAACTTATTGCCCTGTCCATCATATGGAGATGATCAATGCAGAAGAAAGGATCAAGCATCTTAAAAAGATGGTGCAGTCTCCCATCCTACCTGATAGGTGCTATGACGATATTCCTGATGGGAAGTCTGGCAATAAGCGTCTTGCTGTTGGCTGTGTTTTTTGTGAGCATAAGCATGACTGTTGGTCTAGTGCTAATGGTGGTAAAGGATTACGTCAATTTAAGTATGCGAGCAATTCAAAGTTTCTTACACACGTAGAACGAACACCTGATGTAGAGGAAATATATGGTTGAGAGATATAGGTCAGGCAGTGAGAAGACTACAGCAGGATATCTAAGAGACTTAAAAGTTAAGTATGAGTTTGAACCACACTACATTCCTTATATGTGGATTGAATCTAAAAGATATCTTCCTGATTTTGTACTATCCTCCGGTATAGTACTGGAAGTTAAAGGGAGGTTCACCTTAGAAGATAGAAAGAAACATTTATTCCTAAGAAAATCTAATCCTGATCTTGATGTACGTTTTGTATTTGACAGGCCAGCTAGTAAACTATATAAAAGGAGCAAGACAACCTATGCAGATTGGTGCAACAAACATAATTTTTTATACTGTAAACTATCTGACGGTTTACCTGACAGTTGGTTAGATGAACAGCAAAGAAAACCTAGTAGTAGAAATAGAAAAGTTAGTAGGAAATCAAAAGGCACCCCCACAACAACTACTATTTCTTAGCGTCTTGCTACAAGCTATGTTAGATGCTACTAAACCAGAACACAGCAAAGAATCTAATGAATCTATAGTGTCTCGTAACAATGCTAGGGCATGGTTCTTTGCATCGGTAGGTGTAACTGCTGAAGATTTTCATACTGTATGTGATGTAGCAGGAGTTGATCCTGGCTATGCACGTACCTTTGCCTATAAGGTACTCAAGTCTAAAGAAATAAACTATGTGCGGAAAAGAATTAATGCTGTCCTTACATTCGACTAGGAGAAATAAAATGGATAGAGACACAGAGATTGCACAGTTGTATGCAAGTACCCCCATCTTTAAATTTGATGAGGGAGATTATGTTAATGAGATTCATGAGTATATTCTATCTACATATCAGGAACATTATGCTAAAGGTAAGTACCAAGCTACTGACATTATCCTAGACAGTGGGCATGGTGAAGGTTTTGTTATGGGAAACATACTTAAATATTGGAAGAGGTACGGTAACAAAGAAGGGAAAAATAAAAAGGACTTGTTAAAAATTATTCACTATGCAATAATCATGCTTTATGTACACGATCATGTAAGAAAAGGAGAATAAAACATATGCCTACTTTCCGCTCCAATGAGAATCCCATGTTTCGTTCTAAATTTAGTGAGGATATTTTCAAACATAAGTATGCACATCATGGTTGTGAGACATGGGCAAGTACAGCATCTGTATTAGTGGATGATGTTTGTTCGCAACACCTAGATCAGGATGAGATAGATCAGTTAAAAGAATACATCACCGATCTAAAATTTATTCCCGGTGGTCGTTATCTATACTATGCTGGACGACCTAATAAGTTCTTTAACAATTGCTACCTTCTACGTGCAGAAGAAGACACACGTGAAGATTGGGCAAACCTTTCATGGAAAGCAGAGTCATGTCTTATGACAGGCGGCGGTATCGGTGTTGATTATTCTGTATACCGTGAAGAAGGAAGGGTGCTGTCAGGAACTGGTGGCCTTTCATCTGGACCTATCCCTAAGATGCAGATGCTAAATGAAATTGGCCGGAGGGTTATGCAGGGTGGTAGTCGTAGGTCAGCCATCTATGCTAGTCTTAATTGGAAACACGCTGATGTAGATAAGTTTCTTCTTAGTAAGAACTGGTATGATATGCCTGTTGGTAATACAGGATTTACTATTGGACAGGTTAAAGAACAAGACTTTAACTTTGTTGCCCCCATGGATATGACAAACATTAGCGTAAACTATGATACCGAGTGGCTAATAAATTATTGGGAGACAGGAGATGTGGGGAGTACTTTTAAGCAGAATGTTCGACAAGCCTTACAAACCGCAGAACCGGGATTTAGTTTTAACTTCTTTGATAAAGAAAACGAAACCCTACGTAATGCATGTACTGAAGTTACGTCGGAAGATGATTCGGATGTTTGTAACTTAGGATCAGTTAACTTAGGTAGAGTAGATACCATTCAAGAGTTTAAAGATATTGTCCATCTTGCAACTAAGTTTCTTATTTGTGGGACAGTTAAGGCAAAGCTTCCTTATGAAAAGGTATACGATGTACGTAAAAAGAATCGTAGGCTTGGTCTTGGTTTGATGGGTATGCATGAGTGGTTAATCAAACGTGGTTCTAAGTATGAAGTGACTGAAGAACTTCATCAATGGTTAGGTGTGTACAGGGGTATGAGTGATGATACCTCTAAGAAGACTGCTGATAAAATGGATTTGAGTAGGCCAATAGCTAATCGTGCTATTGCTCCTACAGGATCAATTGGTATTTTGGCAGGAACCAGCACGGGTGTAGAACCTATCTTTGCTGTCTCCTATAAACGTAGGTACTTAAAGAACGGTACACGGTGGCACTATCAGTATGTAGTAGATAGTGCAGCTCAGGAGTTGATTGATTTGTATGGTACTAAGCCTGAGAATATCGAATCTGCTCTTGATCTTGCAGAAGATTATAAGAGACGCATTAAGTTTCAAGCTGACGTTCAGGACTACGTAGATATGTCCATATCGTCTACTATTAACCTGCCATCTTGGGGTAGCAAATTAAATAATGAAGACACAGTTGATGACTTTACTAGTACTCTTGCTTCTTACGCACATCGCTTACGTGGCTTTACTGTATACCCTGATTCATGTCGTGGTGGACAACCCTTAACGTCAGTACCTTATAAAGAAGCTGTAGATAAGTTAGGCGAAGAGTTTGAAGAAGGACTAGAGACACATGACATTTGTGATATCACTGGACATGGAGGCAGTTGCGGAGTGTGATGAACACGTATTGTTGTTATAAAGAAGAACTTCCTAAAGCACTTTGTAAAGGTTTGTTTAATATAGGAAAGGAATTAAATAAAGAAGAAGCTGCAGTATTTAAAGAAGGAAATGCTGTTAAGATGGAAGAAGTTAGAAACAATAAGATTGCTTGGTTAGAAAATCCTGAGCTGACAAGTATATTGCAGATGTATGTAGAGAAAGCTAACAAAGAAGCAGGGTGGAATTTTAATATGAATTGTTATGAAACACCTCAAGTTTCTTTTTATGGTAAAGGACAGTTCTATGATTGGCATACAGATAGTGGAGTAGAGACAGCCTCTGATCCTTTTGTAAGAAAGCTTTCCGTTAGTGTGACCCTTGATGATAACTTTAAGGGAGGTGATTTTCAGATACAAGATTGGGTACATCCTCAATCCAGTAAGAAATTCTCTACAGTTAAAGATATGCGAAGGGCTGGGAGTATAGCTGTATTCCCTTCCTTTATCTTTCATCGAGTAACTAAAATTAAAGAAGGTGAACGATCTTCTCTAGTCTGTTGGTTTAGAGGAGAACCTTTTAGTTAACTTTTTCTTGACAACTAATATATATTATAGTATCCTATTCGATACGGTACAACTATAGTGATTAAGAAATGAAAATAGATTCCAATAAAATAGTTGAAAACTTAAAGCAAGTACATGATCCAGAAATAAGTATTAATGTTTTAGATCTTGGACTGATATATGATATAAAGATTGAAGAGAAAAATGCATGGGTTACTATTACGCATACACTAACAAGTGCTTGGTGTGGTTTTGCAGATGAGATTGTAGAGAATATAAAGAAGGCTGGCTACGTACCCGGAGTGGAACACGTTGAAGTTATAACAACATTTGAGCCACCATTTACGATGGATAGTGTGTCAGAGGAAGTAAAGATGATGATGGGTTGGTAATAAAAATTCTGGAAACATTAACATAGAAGGGTTTTATGAGTAGACTACCTACAGTATATATTGGTTATGATGCTAGAGAAGATTTGTATTCTAGAGTATTAGAATATTCTATTAAAAAATATTCTTCCTCCCCCATTAACATAGTACCTATAAAACAAGACACAGTAAGACGCATGGGTATGTATCATAGAACAGGAGTACTAGAAGACGGTCAAGAAGTAGATGCGTTTGATCGTAAACCTTTCTCTACTGAGTTTAGTTTCACTCGTTTTTTAGTACCGTTCTTAAATAGTTTAGATGGTCAGGCTTTGTTTATGGACTGTGATATGTTTGTTCGTAGTGACATCATGGAAGTATTTAATAATGCCTCCAAGTCGTGTGCTGTATCATGTGTAAAGCATACCCATGTACCTAATACTGGTAAGAAGATGGATGGTAAATCACAGCAAAGTTATTTCAGGAAAAACTGGTCAAGCTTTGTTATGTGGAATTGTGACCACCCTCAAATAAAGGAACTAACAGTATCAGATGTTAATACTAAATCAGGTAGTTGGTTACATTCTTTTTATTGGTGTGAAGATATTGGTAGTATCAATGAAGAATGGAACTGGCTAGACGGTCACTCTTCTGAAAGAATAGAACCTAAAGCAGTCCACTTTACTACAGGTGGTCCTCTCTTTAGGAACTGGGACGGCAACCGATCTATTGATAACCACTATGCTAAAGAATGGCAGGAACTATGCCAAGAGATGAAACAAAAAGAAAGGCAAGAATAAATATGGTTAATTTTGTTACCTCTTTCAGTGGAAAGAACTACAGTGGCTATGCTAAGAGTATGCTTGAGTCAGTAGTAGAGCATTGGGAAAATGATCTAAAGCTAGTAGCTTACTATGATACGTGTAGTGATGAACAGATTGCAGAGTTTCCTAAGTCTCCTATCATTGAGTACAGGGATTTAGATTTAGTAGAGGATCGTACTAAGTACCTAGAAAATATGAAGCACCACGATGGTACAGAGAATGGTCAGATAGAATACAATTGGCGAATGGATGCTTTGAAATGGTGTCATAAAGTATACGCCATGACTGATTACTTTATGGAGATTTCTGACGAGGAGGTTAAAGGGGGTTGGTTAATCTGGATGGATGCAGATGTGATCACCCATAGCAAACTTAATCAAGAAATCTTATTTGAGTCTTTTCCTAAAGATGCTGAGTTAGTTCATCTAGGAAGAAAGTCTATTGACTTTAGTGAGACAGGGTTTATTGGTTTTAATCTTGACTTTCAAATGCCACACTATTTTCTTGCAGATATTCGAGGATGCTATGATATCGGAGAAGTTGTATCTTATCGTGAATGGACTGATGCCTTTATCATTACTCGGTTCATTAACATCTATGCAGCACACGGCATGAATGTTCACAATCTTACACCCGGTGCTGAAGGGCTGGCAGTCTTTGAGCAGTCCCCTTTGAATAAATTTATGATGCACTACAAAGGTGCACGTAAGAATGAAGTAATGTCTGAGCAAGGATTCTCTAAAGATATAGTGCTTCCTCGTTATGGTCAGCTTGCTACACTTGTTCGCAGCTATAAGCCAAAGAAAATTGTGGAGGTTGGTACATGGAATGGAGGCAGAGCAATTGAAATGGCACTAGCTTCCTTTGAAAAAATAAATAAATTTCACTACATTGGCTTTGATTTATTTGAGGATGCTACAGCTGAAACAGATAGCCTTGAACTAAATATAAAACAACACAACACTTATGATGCAGTCTTTAATCGTCTTACAGAATTTGCAGACAAGATGAAGGAAGACAACAAAACATTTACTTTTAAACTACATAAGGGTAACTCACGCGATACACTTAGTAAGGCCAAGAAAGAATTAAAGAAAGTTTCTTTTGCTTTTATTGATGGTGGTCACAGTGAAGACACAATCAAAAGTGACTATGATAATCTAAAACATATACCTGTCATTGTCTTCGATGACTTCTATTCTAAGGATGAGAATGGTCATACAGTATCTCAGGAAAAGGTAGGAGTTAATAAACTTATTCGTGATGAGATGGAAGGTAAGCGTATGCATGTCCTACCTTCTCAAGATAAGGTTTCTGGTGGTGGTCTAGTACATCTAGCTGTCCTTCTTAATAACCCAGACCTAAAAGACATTCCTATTGAGCTTAGACGTATCCCTATTATTGTACATCCTAAAGACTGTGTACCTAAAGATGATATTATAGATAATATTAATGGCAATATAAAACTTATAGATAACTGGAACAGTGTTCAACAATACTATGGTCATTCAGAACATGCTATTATAGTATCGGGTGGTTCATCTATTGACTTCGATAAGCTAAAAGAACTACAAGAAAAAACAAACGGTAAGATAGTGTGTGTTAAACACAGCTATCCTAAACTATTAGAAGCTGGTATAAAACCTTGGGGTTGTGTTATACTTGATCCTCGTACCATTGAAGGAGAAAGCACACATGGTATTGTACGTAAAAGTCTATTTGAAAACATAGACCCTAGTACTAAATTCTTTGTAGCCTCCATGACTGAACCTTCAGTTACTAAATATATTATTGACAGAACATCTAATGTATATGGATGGCACGCTTATTCAGAGGCTATCAAGAATAGGATTAATAATAAAAAAGACTACCCAGAAGAAGAACAAATTAAAATAACAGAAGATGTAACTTTTGTTACGGGTGGTACATGTGCTGCAATGAGAGCGATTGGTATGCTACATATCTTTGGCTTTAGAAACTTTCATTTGTTTGGCTTTGATTGTTCTGTACCTAATATATCAGAAGAGGAAAAGAAAGAAACCTTATTTGATGGCAAAGTTAAGTACATGAAAGTAGAGATTAATGACAAAGAATTTTGGACTACAGGTGAACTGCTAGCCATGGCACAAGATTGTGAACAATTGTTTGATGCTCCCCAGATAGACATGAATGTATATTTTTATACTAAGCATGACACACTGGTTCAACAGGTGTATGAGTCTTCACGTCATGGTAATAAAACTTACTACTCTAGTACTTTTAACTAATAAAGAAAGGAACTTAACATGCTAGAAAATATTACAAGTAACTTGGATGTTATTATCTCTACTATTACAGGTGTTATTACTGTCGCTAGTATTCTTATTGCAGGTACTCGGACACCTGCGCCAGATACTATGCTAGGAAAAATATATAAAGCATTAGAGTTTCTTAGCCTTACGGTTGGTAAAGCTAAAGAAACAGGAATGACTCCTGTTGTGGCAGAAGAAGTACCTATGGTCAAGGGAAAGACTGAGAAGATAAAATAATGTTATCTTTAGTTTCTTCTATCTTTAGTTTCTTTGCCAAGATACTTCCATTAGTGTTTGCTTTTAAAGCAGGTAGAGATAATGCCAAGAAGAAAGAACTAGAAGTAGCAGTAGATAATGCAAAGGAAAGAAACAAAATTGAAAACAAAGTTAACAAGCTTTCTGATGATGATGTTTCTAAGCAGTTGCGGAAGCGTTGGAGGAGAGGCGGCATTCTGTAGTTGGTCCTTTCCAATTTTAATCAG